CGGTATGTCAAGTACACCAGGTAGGACTTGAACCTACGAATAGCCGAATTATGAGTTCGGTGCCTTAACCAACTTGGCTACTGGTGCTAGACCTTACTTGATTAATAAACCAAAGAATGTTCCAATTAGAAAGCAAAGGATACCGACAGTCCAATGATAGTAGGTTTTCATATGCTCTTTAATAATTACATTCTTTAGTTCGTCTGGGATTTTTTTTAGTTTATCGTAATCAATCACTGGTTCTCCTTAAGAGTTTTTATATGCTTGCTGCAATGAGTGAAGAATGATCTGCTCTCTCAAGAAAGACTGTCTACGCTCAAACCTTGATAGTTGTGGCTTAGCCTGTGTTCTTTTCTTGTTCTTGTTTGCTCTCTTAATCTTGTGTTGAGATACCTTGTTGTTTGTCTTTTTCATATACTAATCATACCATTCTCTAGGTTATATGTCAATTCTTATTGCCATCCCATGTTCCTATTTTTGTTGTAGGAATTTCATGATCTTCCCACAGCCTTATTACATTTGGATTATCATCAACAGCATGAGTTACACTCCACAGACTACTTATCTTATCAAGAATGTCCTTCTTTACTTCATAGTCTGGTCTATTATCGTCATCTGCTCTCATGAATAGGCCGTGAGATCTAATATTGTTCTTAGCAAGCCACATAGAGGTCAGTCCACGATATTTTTCTTTGCGAGATGTAACAACTAGAATAGAGTGTCCATCACTAACAGAATTATTTAGCATCTCAACAACTTCTACATTCGCCAGGGCATCTATAGAAGCCTCATGAAAAGCGTTGTAATCCCTATTAGAGCCACGAACATAGTGCAGGTAAGGATCTACATTGGCTAGGGTTCCGTCTACATCATATATATGCGCTGTTGGTTTCATATTTTAATTATACTTCCTATGCTTGGACTTGTCAAATCAAAGTTTTGTTAGTCTTGTTTGTCTTTATGCAAATTGTAAAAAAATTCTGAAAGATGCTCTTGAACATGTATTCCTGGATGAGAATACTCAAATGTTTTTTTACCATCTAAAAAACAATAGTCAGAGCCGTGATTCCAAGATGGGTGATCACTAAACTCGTGCTCATGAGTATCTGGACTGCATTTATCAAGCACAAATGAGCCAACACCATCAAAAAAACTGACATCGCCATAAAAAGATGTGAAATTTTTTAATTTAAAATTTTTCATTTTGCTTAATTCTGCTAAAATAGAAGAACTTGGTGCATTCCAGGTTGTCCAATGTAGTTTTATATTGTTTGATGAGCAGAATGTCTCTAGCATGTAGATAGAATTTATAGAGTCTAAGATTAGTTGGTGTGGAGAAGTTGAGTCTTCTATGTATTTGTGATTTTCTACTTCCATAAAAAATGTACCATTCCCTTTAACTATTACTGGGTTACAATAAATATATTCTAAATGGTCTCTTGTTCCTAGGTCTCCTCTGTTGACTTTTGATTTATAAAATTCTTTATCTACCACAACCATACTTCTAAAAAAATCTGGAAACAAACAAAAAATTTCTTTTGGCATTTTAGTATTTAGACAGTACTGTATTATATTCAAACAGGAACTTTCTACTGAGGCTCCAGGACTCCCGAGATTAGTAACGCTTTTGTTAATCTTTTTGCTCAAAAGATTTGACCACCTACCTAATTCTGGAACACCAAGACCAAAAGTTATTGAGCAACCAGATGCAAGTATCTCTGAATTTTCATCAACTTCTCCTCTGCAACCAATAGAATTTATTTCGTATGTGTTAACTTCATCAATTGTTTCTATTTGTGGATCTGTATAACTGCGCTGTGAACTAATAGGATTTTGGAGAAATGGTTTATAAACTCCAACTTCTTTTGTATTTGAAAACAACTTATTTAAATACCAATTATTTCCCTGATCTTGTTTATAGAAGGTCAAAATGTTTTTTGTTAAAAATTTCATAACTAATTATATCACAGCGTCAGAACCTTATTATGGGCTCTTATTAGTTTTGATTTACTCTGTATGTCATAACAAAATAACATGCTACATAGCCTGCAATAAACGCTGGTAATAAAAAGAATAAACTAATCATTCAAAATCCACCTGTCTTTCAAACATGCTGTTGTCTCCCCTTGCAACCTTTGCAGCAAGCATACGCATACCAACAGCATTGCTAACAGATTCTTCAATTGGAAGAGCCTCAATAGCCCTTGCAATCTCTTCTCGCAATTTTATATCATCTATGCTCATTATTCATCCTTATCCCAATAGGCTTTGCCAAATGCATCATAATCATCCCAACCTTCATCAGCCATCTCTATTCTTATCTGATCTAAATCTTTTTTCCACATTTCCATATCAATCATATAGTATGTGCCCCACCACTCATAAGGCTTATTAAGATATTTCCACATTTTTGCGTGGTATTTATAGCGCCACCCATACTCTTCATCCTCATCCATATTCACACACTTAACAATATGGTTGCCAGCAAACTCTCCACATACATTTCCTATCCATCGTAATGGAAGTATTTTAGTTCTTTGAGTTTTTGTCGAATGATTTATCATCTTTTTCCCAAACTTTCTTTCCATCCTTGTAGACAGGCCAATAGCCCAAGGCTCTCCAGTCCATCTTCGTAATCTTAGGCTCTCTTGGCATTTACACACCAGACCTTTCCATCAGACATTGTTTGATGAGAATTCCAAAACCATTCTGATTCTTTAGATAGTCCACACACACTGCATGTCATTGCCTATGTCTCTTTCTGTTACCAAACTTAGCCTTGATATCAGCCTTAGCCTGATTAACTATAGCGTTCGTAATGTCTTCAACGCTAAACTCTTTATCGAAGGTTTGCTCAGTATCCATTGAGGCACTCATTTCTTGTATGATATAGGCGAATCTTTGTCAATATTTTTCGGGATGGACCAAGAAGGTTTTCTTTACAGGTAGAGCAATTATAAGACCATTCACCAGTAAAGAAGTCGTGAACATAGCCCTTAGCGTTAGAATACTTCTTGGCTACGAAGGTTTGGAAAGGATCTGGAATATCGTAATGCTTAAGCATCTTGTCTCCAGTGTAGGTATGATCTAATATAGACAGCACCATAGGCTACTGCTGCAAAGATAAATCCGTACTGGTTTGTTACTAGAGCATATGCTATCCATAAACACTCATTGAACAATAAGACAAACCATCCCCAAAGAGTTTTTCTACCTACAAAATAAATACCAGATACACCAATGCAGGCAAGTACCCAGTGTGCGTAATCAGCAATCCATTGAATCATATATCCAGTATACCTTAAAGTAGTGGCTTAGTCAAGTCAAGTGTCTTGGATAGTAGTTTATTATATGCATCATAGCAATCTAAAATGTCTTCTGCTTTAAAGTGTTCCTTTTTGTATTCTGGAGAGGTTTTGCTTGATCTCAAATATGTGTTCTCTCTATTATCTACTGTTACAGGTACATGGATGTCTAATGGATTTATTTCAAACTTAAGATCACTACAAATTTTTAACAATACCTTTTCTGGAAACTCTATCAAGTCTGTATATTTAATAACAATGTCTGCGTTTTCATATAAAAAGTTGTACATATCCTTGTACTCATTGTTGTATCTTTTGCTATATCCCTCACTCGGATGATAATGTTTCCTCATGGCTACATGAGAATGAATTGATTCAAAAGGATCTCGTGCAATACTTATAATAAAACGATCAGAGTTCTCAGGAATGTGAAAATAGTTTATCTGTTTCCGACAGTTATTTAGTATTAAATTTGATAAGTAGTTTGCCCCAGATCTAGGATATGTGACAATTGCTATACTAGACATATTACGATACAAGGCCCATAGACAAATGAATTAAACACACATCCGCAACTATATATTCAGCGTGGTTTACCACTATATCGTAGTGCGTAGCATCTTTTTCACAAAAGAAACATTTAGATTTTTCCATATAATTATTATACCATTAGACAAAATCAAACCATATTGGCATAATGTATCTTGAACCATTTGCTGGTGCTACATGATACCAATAGTGAGGATTGCCAGGGAATAGGATTAGATCACCAGCCTTTGGCTTAAGGGATAGTCCTTGATTAAAAAATGATAAACCCCCACCTTCGTAGTCATCATTTAAATAAACCCATCCTGCCAAATGATTTGAGTCTTTGTGGCCCATATCGTCTATTGGGATAGTTTTACTATTGTTGTGAACCCATTGAGCAAAACGAGAATTTCTTGGTTTTAGTTTTACATTGAATTCTTTTTCTACAATAGACTGAATGCTAGGGATATATTTTTCTGAATATCTGAGTGAGTCGTAATACAACAAAGATAATGTAGGATTACCAGAATCGTCTGGTTGCAAGGGACGATTATTACTTGTCTCTGTAGTATTTATAAGTCCTATAATATGGTCACACTCTTCTTTGCTTAAATAATTATTAAATACTTTTATATTACTAGGATTGCTTCCAATATTATTAAAGTTTTGTACTGTTAGGTCAGAGTAACCTATTACATTTCCTTCAGGCACTACAATATCATTAAAGTTTTTTACCATATCTAGCAACTTGCTAATATCTTCTTGATCAGTATGAATCATAAAGTCATAAATGCCAAATTGCTCAGATAGATTTCTTATTTGTGCAACAACATCGACTAACTTTCCTTTTATTAAATGATTTTGCTGTCTAACTGGTGCATTTTTATCATACTTGACATGCTTTTCATCGTCTGGATGAGTCGTAATAAGTGGGTCAATAATAACTATTGGCTTTACCCTATCTAGATCAATCTTTTTAAACTGGTCCTTAAACAATAGGTTGTCATCAACATATATATATTCACAATGTTTGTTCGCTATACCAATTGTTGTATCTGAAGAGCCAACAACCGCCATGTGAGTTTTGTGCTGATGGGCATCCATCAAATCCATAAACTTATCCATCCAAACTGCAGATATGGCAACTCTTTTTGCAAGAGTATCAATAAGTGATGGGTCGTGCATGTAGTGGTCTACAACTATTTTCTCAGACTTATCATTTCCTTCATCGCCCCATCTTCCAGAAACAAGGTTTACACCAATTCTTCCAGGTGCAAACTTATTTAAAGTGTCAACAATCTTAGCAGCATAGTCAGGACTTGTTCCGTATGCTGGTAGAGCGATTGTCATTATTAGTTGATTTGTTTTTTCTAATGCCTCCTGTATAACTAATGAAAAATCAATACCGCCTGGGCCATATGGAAGCAAAACAGACTTTACGTTAGCACCATCTAGTTCTTGTGCCATACCAAGAATTCCTTTAAGGTCTAGGTTTTCAATACTGTCGTTTATCTGCCAATGTCTTCTCCACATCCAGTGAAATGTTATAGGCTTGTTTTTATTTTCCATTGTTAGTTACTCTTCCTTTAGTCTTAAACCAAGAACCTATTTTAGATTTTGCTACCTTATTCCTTAAAAGTTCTCCAAATGTTTCATGAGATATTTCTGATCCAAGATATTCTTGTCCTGTTTCAAGGTCAATCAATTTCCACTTTCCTGGGGCTTTTGTATGAAGTATTAGGTCTATTGGATATTCATAATCATTGACCTCAGAACCATCTAGCAGTTTTCTTTTTTTTATATTCTCTGTCATTTTTATACTATCGTAAACCAAATAGGTAATGTGTACCTGTCGCCAGATACAATTCTTTTAACTTCATGAGCATAATGCATGTTGCCAGGGAATATGACTAAATCACCAGTTTTTGGCTTAATGCAAATATCATGCGTTTCAAAGTTAATCTCTCCGCCTTCATAGTCGTCATTCAAATAAATAATAATTGGTAAGTGATTCTCTGTTACATAGCCAAGGTCATCAACATGCGTATTTAAGTAAGACCCAGTCTCCCAGTGAACAACACCCAAGAAGTCTTCTTTTTCTACTATTTTGATATCTTCTAGGTTGTATGCTTTTTCTATTTCATTTTTAACTCTACCTATAAGATTGTACTTATCATTCAGACCATCATACTTACGCATGTAGGTTAATGGTTCTCCGTTAGGACCTTTTTGAGAAACAAAACGGTGTGAGTGTCTGTCCTCTAATCCTTCCATCAAATAAGATATTTCTTCTTCTTTTAAGAAACTAGGAATAGTTATAATGTTTGATGTAGAGTTGCCCAATTTATTTAAAAATTTATGATACGATTCAGTTCTTTCGATTGAATCGGGATGATTTCCTAC